GGCTTTGGTTGATGTCATCAAATCATATAGTAGGTCGGAAACTTTTCCTACTTCTATATTTACTTGTGTCATTGTACTCCTTGTTGATTAATTTGTATTCGGAGATAGGGTGGTTTAACTTTATAACTTTCAGTCACCCTATCCCCACTTGATTGTATTACTACCCAGTCATGAACTATCTTCATACAAAAAAGGATAGCCAACTCTCGCTGACTACCCTTTAGTTATAACAGATTAGATTGTATGTGTCAATCTGTATTTACTGGTTGAACCTCTGCGTCTTGAAGTTCGGCTTGTGGTACAGGTGCGTTCATAGGAATAACCATCTGATGTTTTTCCCACAATGCAGTATCACTATTCCAATAGGTTAAAGCCTCTTTCGCTTTTCTTAACTCATACATTAAGTCCTGCGTAGGTTTGCCTTTGTTCTCTATCAGTACCAAACAATTAAGAAGTTTCTTTCTTAATGTTCTTCGCCACTTCAATTCCCATGAAGTATCAACCATTGGTTTGTTTTCTGACATATATGTACTCCTTGTTGAGTACCTATGTTATACCACTATTGTTTGTTATTGTCAACTAGCTTTGATATCTCTTGTATCTTCTCATCTAGTTTGTGTATATCTGGATAGACTACTTTATCATTTAGATATTTAATTTTAAGTTCAATCATAAGTTCATCAAACTTTTTTATTTTTAATTGTATTTGCCTAGCTAATGTTATCATTGCATATCAACTCTATAAATTTATCTGCATTAAAATTTGGATTATCTTTTTTAAAATACTCACAAAGTTTTAACAATATCATATGTTCACTATTACTATATTTGTTTAGTATTGTACCTATTGCTATGTAATCTTTTTTTGTCATCATAATATAATCAGTATATAAAAAAACCCCATGTATGTCAAGCATACACAGGGTTTATCTTTTAACTTGAGGGAGTTAAAGTTTGTTTATTATTAATCTAGCAAAGTCATATATGCTTTGGCATTTAACCTACTAAATTTGCTTAAGCCTTTCTGCATTGTTTCATAGTTTCCATCTCTTTCTGCCTCTTTGATTGCTATGTACAATTTATGTTCTTCTGGTGTTAGCATTTCACTTTGTCCAGAATAAGGGTTAGTTGCTTTTATCTTTTCTATCATTGCCTACCCTCTGACATAATCTGATTAAACTGTTTCATCATATGCTCTGATATATTATCAAGCCTATTACTATCTTTATAAATTTCTCTAACTTTATCTAACTTGATAGTATTTTGTTTGTCATGATTGATAGCTTTGTTTCTTGATTGAACGTGGGCTATCTCTGGTTGTGTTTGATCTACCATAGTTTTCTCCTTTGTTTATTTATACATAATACAATAAAAAAACCCCCATGTCAATTAAGACACAGGGGTTTTATTTTTTTTAGAAAAAATTAGCAACTACCAACATAATCATAGTTGCCCATAAAAAAACTGCAACTGTACTTGTCATATAACTTTCTCCTTTTTTTTGAACATAAGAAAGCCTACGACTTTTTATTTGATATGTCAAGTGAACGATTGTATTACTAGGACTAATAGGTAGCCCCAGATTACAACATTAATTGAGCCTAATATATAGATCATTTTTTTCTTTTTATTTTTGGTCTTAGTATTTCAAATGTATGCTTATTAATTTGGCTTTCGTAATACTTAACCATGAAATAAGATACACCATAGAGAATAGCACCAATAATTATTAATGATATTCCACCATATAAAAGAATATTAACTGTCATATTTTACTTCTATATTTTCATGTATTGTATTTAAAGCATTAATTATAATGGGTGCTTGTGTTTCAATTTCTTTTTTTGTTTCCGATTTAAACCCACTATTTTTAAACTTAATAATTAAATCAGCACTAGCAATCTTGTTCTTTATTTCTAATTGTTTATGTATCTTATTAAGTATGTTTATTAATTGTTTCATTTTTTATACCTCAAGATTAATTGGTTGATATTCTTAACAATACAACTATTAAGTGTGTGTGTCAAATATATCACATATGTTGTATTAATATCACATTAAAACAAAATGAGAACATTTCTACGGCTCGTTGTAATGTTCTCTTAGCGTTCTCATTATCTGCGACAATATGACTTAAATAAACTTATTACTGACATTAATTTGACACAGTTAAGCCATAAAGCTATATTATTCTTAAATCATGGTTAATGTAATTTGCTAATTTTACTCAACCTTAAACTTATAAAAAAAATTAGATATATCTTAAAAGTGATAATTCGTTTTAGGTGTCCAAAACCAAAACACTAATTATTAACTCGGCTTGATTGTGGTAGATTGAATAAAATTTGTTTAAGCGTGTACTCTCGGAAAGTGAGAAATAATATGAGTAATAAAAAAACAATGATTGAAGAAATTGAAAATAATGAGGCGTCTAAAAAATTAGATATTCACATTGAAAAATTTCAAAAATCATTAACTACTGACCATAAAAAACTAATTGAAGAAACTGACAAATTAGTATCTTCAGCTAGTGATAGTGAGGTTAAATCTCTATCAACTAATTTAGAAATATTTTATAATTTCTCAGTTAAGTTAAAAAAGATTTTACCAATTCAAACAATGCTAACTGACACAATTAAAAAATTTGATGATGTAGAGTGGACAAATGCTCAACTAATTAAATTCACTAATCGTGTTTTGTGTGCAACGCTTGGAAAAAACTATGACACAATTCAAGGTGAAGATGAATACTATTACAATGTTTTAAGACGTGTTAGTGTTTGTATAGTCTATGAATTAAAACATAGTGTTGTTAAACATATAGATAATGACGCTTTCAGCGTTCAAGTAGGTAGAAAGCCCAAAACAATTTGTATTTCAATGACAGCTATTAATAGAGATGCTGACTTAAAAAAGAAATACAATAAAGAGGGCGGAAAGTTTGCGTATGTAACATTTGAAGAATTACAAAGTATTGCGAAATATTTTGTACTAGGTGTTAAAGACGCAAGTAAAGAGTACGCAAGTAAATTAGTTAAAATGTTAAGAGCATTAGAAGAATATACTGCTGAGGCTCAAAACTTTGACACTATAGATACTGAGATCAAAAAAGAAGAAATTGACTTAGTAGAGTTAATGACTTGCAGATTTTTAAGTATGCTAGACACTCATAGCCAATTTATTACAATGAGTAATATTAAGGTTTATTTAGATAATGCTAACTTAAAAAATGGGTTAATAAACTTTCATAAAAGTTATGATACAACTAAAATTAAGTGCGTGAATTTTGTGAATTATAAAACTCAAAAAAATATAGTTGCTGAAACTGGTGATCAGTTATTAAAGCAATTATCAAATCAATAACAATAATAATTGAGAGTACACACTTAAACAAATTTTAATTACGCTTGGTAGTTCACAAGGTTGCACTAGGTTACAAAATTTTAGCCTACCTCAAGCCCCCTCAAGTGGTAACCAAATCAACACTAGGTAAATTTTAGGCTACCCCCTAGCCATAACTTTGGGTAACCCCTGTTTTTTTCTGCGATTGATCTTGATTTTACACTAGGGTGGGCAAGGGTACGCCCCCCTACCTGTATAGGTATATATGCTAACACCAGAAAATCCCTGAAGTCCATGTAAACCACCTGGGGGCCATATTTCAGGGCTAAATATTCCGACAATATTCCCTGGAATATCCCTAGGGGGTATGTACAAATATCCATAGTATAGATATATAGGCCCCCTGGTGGTACCTAATAACATTATACACCCTTTTGTCAATTTTGTCTAGTGCAATACTGTCGCAGATAATAATAATTAAAAAAAAGACTTGACAAAATTGCATATAAGCACTATAATAGAGAGATATATTATT